CATTTTAGTCCTTTCAGAATCGCCTACAAGGGCGATGAAAAAAGTTCCGGGTACGTTTGTACCCTAGAATTTATCGTTTTTTAGCTGTTTTAGCTGCTCTTTTAAAGTTAGCAGCAGTTGGAGCTCCGGCTTGACCGGGCTTTCTCATCTTTTCGCCAGAACCTTTTTTGATTCTTAGACGCTTGGCGTGGATGTTTGCATATAGTCCGGGTTTCATCTGTACCCCTTCTTACCGCCTTTTCCTCCTTTACAGGAGCCTTTTCCTTTGTGTGCCATGATTAACATTTCCATTTACGTAGTGCAAGAGCTTTTCGTGTAGGACGACCCTTGCTGTCTTTCATCGGTCCTTTTACTCCTGACATACGAGCACAAAATGATCTCTTACGAGGACCGCCACCCGGTTGGGGTGCTTTTAAGTTAGAGCCTGTAGCTCTGTTGTATTTTTCTCTACCAGCTTTGGTGAGTCCGCCAGTACGACTTTTATGTTTGCCGATTTTTAAACTGACGTTAGCCATTAGATACCTAGCCCTTTTTTGACCATGGCTAATGCCTTATCGTCTAAATCGTTATCTGTTTGCTCTACTAGCTTTTCTAATAGCTCGATTACAAAAACCTTAAATTTTGGTGACTTAAGTGCAGATAGTACAAATGGTTTTAGGATTGCTAACATTATTTTTTCTTGGGTAAAAGTGATTGAATAGGTACTACATCGGAGCAGAGGTGATATACACGTGACCCGGGTAGTAGGGTAAAGCCTGTTCTTTGAAGCTCAGCACATTTAAGTGCACGTACAAGCTCAAAATCTAATTGCATCTTTTCTTCTTGACGTTTAGCGATGGCTTTACATTGTTTGTATCCTTCCTTATCTAAAGGAACCATGAAGTTAACTTGAAACCCCCAGTTTTCATTTAACTGATAACTAGAAGGGTATAAGTCTCTTGTATCCTCATCCGCAGAATACGGATTTACATGGCTTCCCATATAGAAAGGACTAAACGTCATTGTTGATCCATTACATGAAATGCTTGGACCATAGTTCTGCCGTGACGATGCTCCATTGTTCTGGAATTGCACAGCCGAATTTGTGACATTTCCCGTGGCTGCTGCTACAGGATTTGCATTATTATTGGTGTCTCCACTTTCTTCTGCTAATACTGGACTTACTGAGAGAAGACAGACAGCGAAGTAGTTGTAGAGTTTATTGTGTAGTTTCTTGTGGTATCCCATTGTTCTACAAGCCCTGCTGCTCTAGTTGTTGTTTCTAAAGTCCAAGGCAAAGTTGTATCAGTAACAGTAAATACTGCATCGCCACCAGCGATACCAGCACTTGCTGATGCTGTAATGTTTGAACCAGACCACGTGTTTACTTCAGCTCCGTAGACCTGACGTTGCTCGACCTCGGTTATAACTTGAGTCGTAGTAGTCGTAGAGTTCATACTCCCTGATGTAAACTGGGGAGTGACAGTATTGGCTCTAGCTATGCTGGGTGATAACAGAGCTAAAAGCAAGATTAATTTTTTCATGCTTTTGGTTTTGGTTTATTTGCCATAGGGCAATTTGTAGGTGTCTTACTTCCGCCATTCTTGCCAGTAGTAAGCCCAAATGTAGCTAGTGCTCCCGTAAAAACGCTGGCTACGAAAGTGATATCTGAGTTACCAGATTTCTTAACCATAGGTATATCAACATAATTCATCGTAATAATGAATCCAGACCAGACAACTACGCCTAGTCGGACTAAAGTACCCAGAACTTCAAGTTGATGTTCTTTTTCTTCGCCTATGTCTTTTAATTTACCGATGAGTCCTTTTTCTTTTTCTTTCTGTTCAGGAACTTTTCCTTCCATGTCTTTATTTTATCTTGTAAAAACTTCTGTATTTTCTCTTTTACTTTTTGAATAATAGGTTGAGTTACAGTTGTTGCTGCAACAGCCGTTACTGCTGCAACACTTGTTGTAATTAATACGTCCGTTGGTGGTATAGGTATAGGTGGTAAAGGTGGTAAATTTAATGTAGGTGTTACTGGTGTTTCAGTTGTTTCTATAGGTTTTGTACCTTTAGGTTCTTTTAAATCACTAGGAGGAACTACTAAAGGTTTATAGTAAGGAACATCTGCCGTTGGTAACGGTATTGATATTGTTTTTATATTTTCTACTGGTGGAATTATTATACTTGGGATTTCCATTATTCTATAAAACTGTACCAACCAGTAGCTATATATTTTGTTTCAGTGCTACTTATTATTCCGTGATGAGTATGGGTCCAGTACGGAGTCCAAAGAACTAACCTTCCTGCTTTAGCATCAATATTTAGATCATAATTAGTAAATCTTGTTCCACCATTATCAACATCGTTTAAATAATACATCCAAACAAGAACACGGCTTGAAAACTCTCCTGCTGCTGTTACTTCACAATGAGGTGCAAAATAACCTTCGTTTGGTTTATATTTTTGAATATGATAATCAGGTTGAAAACTCCAAGAAGTTATTTCATCAATTTCTGGATATTTTGTTTTGTAATCCTGTAAAGGTTTACCAATACTATTAGCAATAATTGATGAAGCTAAAGAATTATCATGTAGCAAGTGATTTATGTCCGTAGATTTTTTTATATGCTCTAGAACTCCTTCACCACATCTTCCAGCTTCTTGACTTATTTTATCTAATTCAAACTCAGTTATAATCTGTTTACACTGTTCTTGCGATAAAACATCATCATAAATTTCAATGAAATTGGGTGTATTTTTCATTTATTCTTCTTTTTTTTCTTCCTCTTTTTCCTCTTCAGGATGTATATGAGCAGTCCAACCTTTTGTATTATCTAAGTTATAGGCATTTTCATCCCACATACTCCATTCAACTGTTATGTCTTGTGAAGCTTCAGCATTTTCCGGAGCAACTACTCCGACTAAGCCATTTTTATGAGGAGGTTGCCATACACCTTTATCATTTAATTTCCAGCTTGGAAATGGTTGTGGGGGTGCAAAGACATCTAAAGTTGAATCATAGATATATCCGGGTCCGGCATAATTTCCTCTAAGAGGTGGCTTATCATCCTCTTTTCCTGTGTCAGGGTCATAATGTTTACCCTGTAAAGTATTGTACGAAGTTTGAATCCAAGACACTCCTTCTTCTTTAGAAAGAGAGTCTATGTATTCTTGCTCTGCAACAATAACTTGTTCAACTATGTTGTTTTTTACTTTTGCAAAGTGCATAATCTTAAGCCGTAAATGTACCAGAACTTGTAAAGGTATGGTAGGTATAACCGCCAGAGCTAGATATTGAACCGCCTGAACCTCTAGTTCCGCCAGCATAACGGATTTTAACTATACCGCTACCACCGTTTCCACCAGAACCCCAGTTACCATATCTACCTTGACCGCCACCGCCAGTGTTAGCACCAGCACTTCCACCGCCACTAGAAGCATTTCCTCCAGCAGCATAAGTTGTACCGTGCCAAGATTGACCGTTTCCGCCACCGCCGCCACTGCCGTTACCGTCAGTACCACCGTTGCCTTTACCGCCGCCACCTCCGGCACCACCGCCAGATGCGTTACCGCCGCCGTTTCCTTCTGCACTTATACCGCCACCTCCACTTTTGTTATAGTTTCCGTAACAGGAGCCGCCTCCAGCTCCACCTCCGGAACCTCCGGAACCTCCGTTTTCATATTGACCTCCGCCACCACCACCTGTACATGATGAGTAGTTACCAAAATTAGAGCCACTACCAGCTCCACCTCTACCACCATAACAAGGGTGTACGTAGCTTCCAGAATTTCCGCCTCCACCTACTCCTACTGATACAGAAGTACCAGCAACAATAGAAGTTGAACCTGTACGCATACCGCCACCGCCGCCTCCGCCGCAATGGATATGTGACCAACCAGAACCTACTCCAGCTCCTCCGCCAGCTACAACTAAATATTCAATAGTGTAAGCATTAGCTGTACCATAAAAGTTACTAAGACTTATAGTGCCAGAACCGGGAACTCCTGTTGCAACTCCGTAGTATTCATTAAGAGAGTGAGGTGCAGAACCACCAAACTCTCCAGCAACGTCATTTAAAGAAATAGCACCTGAAGTTTGTAAAGCCATTACTTACCTCCTTTTAATTCTTCTATTTCTGCTTTTAATTCGTTTATTGCGTTTATAAGTACGCCTACCATTTTTCCGTAGTCAACTGATTTTATTTCTTCTATTTCTTGTGTAGCAGGGTTAACACCTTCGCTAGTAGTAACTAATTCTGGTAATACTTCTTCTACTTCTTGTGCAATAACACCAATAGAATGTTTACCATCTGCTTTCCAATCAAAACTTACACCACGTAATTTACCAACAATACTTAAAGCATCATTAATAGTATTAACGTTTGTCTTAAGTCTTGCGTCAGAATAAGCTGTTACGTTATTAGCAGCAGTTACGTTACCATCGTTATCAGCATAGAAAGCCCAGTTGTTATTACTTCTTAGGAAACCAATTCTATTAGAGTTACAGTGTATTCTTCTAGTAGTTTCATCGCTATCGTTCATGTAGATATCAGAAGAATTATCACCACTATTGACGTGCAAATACCCAGATAGTTCAGTATTACCACTAGAATCAACTTTTAATCCCCAGTTCAAAGAGCTAGTTAAGAAACCAATTTGATTAGAACTGTTAGCATATACAGCTCCTCTTGTAGCTCCTCCATGACCATTTCTAAATTTGATACCATTGTTAGTACCACCAGCAACAGTCCAATAAACTGCATCTTCTGAATACCAATGTTGAGCAGTAGATTGGTTATACAGTCCTTCATTAGCATTATTATTTCTAAACCAATCGTCGCTATAAACATCGTGAACTCCATCAGAGCTATTTCCTATTGTTTGACCTTTAAGAGCATTAGCTATTTCACTAGCTGACTGGTCAGCAGTAGCACCAGATTCAATACCATCTAATTTACTACCATCAGCACTTACGTCTCTACCGTCAACTGTTCCTGTAACTGAGATGCTTCCTGTGACATCAACGCCACCACTTGTTGTAGATAATCTAGTTGCATTTTGATGGTAAAGATGAACAGCCCTGCTAGTATCAAATCGAAGACAGTTGTTAGTTGTACCACCATTTATGGTTTGGAAATAGTGATTAATAAATGCTCCGTTACCTGTTACCGTTTGATAGAAATTTCCAGCGTTATCTTGATAGCATCTCCACCCATTGTAGTCACTGTTCCAATAAGTATCATTTTTAATCTGGATTGCCCAAGGAGATTGGTCATCAGTCGCAATTTTTACAGTAGGGCTAGATGTACCATCATCGTAAAATTCAGCTTTATCACCAACTAATGGTCCATTAAGAAGAGTTCCATTTGAATCAACCCTTAATCTTTCAGTACCACCAGCATAAAGATGGATTCCACTTCCACTTTCGTTTAAATAAAGTAATTCACCATAATTACTACCAGATCCAGTAGCCCAACCAGTACCACCACTATCGTGATATGAATATAATTCGTGACCACCGGTTCCGTTTATTTCAAGAGAGTTTACTCCCGTTCCATTAAATACGCTGTTGCCTCCTACTGTCGCGTTTCCTGTTACATTAACTGCACCACTTTCTATTTCTAATTGTGTTGTAGTACCACCAACTCTAAAATTAATTCTATGGTCAGCACCAGCAGTATCTAGATAAAAGTCTTTGTCACCACTATTATGATGACCAACCATACTTTGCTGAGTTCCACCGCCATCTCTAAAAGATATGCCTGTTTCAGCAGCAGTTCCTGTATTACCAGAATCAGAATCTTGTAATACTATCTGTGGTTCTTGTGATTTTTTAGCAACTATTTGACCTGTAACAGTAAGGTTTCCTGTATCACATCCGCCAGTAGTTTGTATTGCTTGACTTCCAAAGTTAGGAGATATCTTAGTTCCAGCTATTGCAGCAGAATTGCTAACGTCTTCGTTTTTTACTTCTTGGTTAATAATATTATTACTATTTACCTTTACGTCATTAGGTAATGTACCAGCAGCAATTTTATCTACTGATATTGAATCTGTTCCTAATCTTCCAGCAATGGAAGCTGAAGATACGTTAGACATATCTTCTCTTGCTAGTGGTCTACCACCAGCTTGTTGACCGTCATGTACGACGGCTGTGTCTTTTGTTGTGTCTATTGTGACTTCGCCTTCGGCACCTGTAAATGTGTTGTGCTGAGTAGTCGAGCCACGTCTAAGTTTTAATAATTTTGCCATTTAAATTGTACCGAAGTCGAGTTGTAAATTGTTTCCGCTTATAGTTGCTACTTCTGTAAGGTTGAAGTTATTGCAATCCAATGCAGCCGCTAGTTCAGGTGAAGTATCATCAGCTACGTTTTGAATACCAGAGTTAGATGTAATTCCTAACCATGCAGATCCGTTGTAGTTTTTTAAAGTTGCATTAGCTGTGTCAAACCATAAATCTCCAGCACTTGGACTAGATGGTTGACTATTAGAAATTTTATATTCATTTGCATATCTGTTAACGTCACCTATAGAACCAGAAACTGTGTTTATATTTGTCGCGTTAGAAACTGCTGCGTTAATATTTGTAGCATTACTATGAACGCTATTTACATTAGATATATTATTTCCAACTGCATTGACGTTTGAAATAGCTCCTGCAACGGTATTGATATTAGTTGCGTTAGTTACTACTGAGTTAATGTTTGTAGCATTACTAACAGCAGCATTGATATTAGAAGCGTTAGAAACGGCTGCGTTAATGTTAGTTGAATTATTTTTGACTGCGTTGATATTTGTTTCATTGTTAGCAACGGCAGTTATATTAGCAGCGTTACTTACAGCAGCGTTAATATTAGTTGCGTTATTTACAGCAGCATTAATATTGGCTTGGTTTGTAACCGCAGCATTAACATTAGATATGTTGTTTGCAACTGTAGTTACGTTGCCAGCTATACCACCAACAGTAACAACACTAGAGGCAATATCAGCTACAGCTTTAATTGGATCTTCTACCACAGTTATGGTATTACCCATACCACTGTGATTTGTACAATAATATTGGAAATTAGTTGGTTGTGATTCTGGTATAACAATCTGTACTTTTGCACCAGCTTGTCCCTGAGTACCAGTAACAGTTACGTTAGTAGAGTACTGAGAACTACCAGCATAGAATCGTAATGGATGGGCTGCGTTAGAGGCATCACTTACATCAAATGTATATGTCCAACCTTTGTGTAATGTAAGAGCTGGTTTATCTACACCATCAATAATAAATTTGCCTGAAGCTGCTGTAACTGTAAATGTTGCTTCATCTTCTAAAGCATCAGCAACTATGTCTAATGAACCATTAGAACTACCTGTTGATACAGCATCAGTTATTAATCCGAGGTCTTCGGAATAAGTAATCGCACCTGAGACAATAGCAATATCATCAAGAACACTCTGTGCAGGGGTGATGATAGCCCAATTAGTCCCGTCATATACCCGTAAATTGTCATTGGAATTATCAAACCATAAATCACCATCTTGAAGAGCACTTCCATCAGCTCTTTGAGTTGGGGCATTATTTGAAATTTGGTAAAGGTCTGCAAAGTTATTTATGTCAACTACGTTTGCACCGGCTGCCACAATATTTGTGATATTGGTTGCAACAGTATTAACGTCCATAGCTTTAGGAACTAATCTATGGAATTTATATGTATGTAATGTTGAAGTAGATTCAACTAACAATCCAAATCCTTGAGGAATTGAACTAGCAGTGACAGTATTAATAGTTACTGTATTTCCAGTTCCAGCTCCGTTAGCAATAGTAATTACGTTATTGGTTGGCGTAAGAGTTGTAGATACAGCAGCGATACTAAGGATTGCAGATTGTCCAGTTGTACCTTGAGGGTTTGTAGTTGGAAAACTTGTTTCATTTGCTATAGCATCAAATCCACCAACGTCATCAATAAGGTCAATAACCCTAGCTTCTATAGCTCCAGTTGTGGCAACGTGAGTATTTCCAGTTGTCCATGTAGCGTTGGTGTCTATAACATCAGTTGAGTCTTGACGTAGAAATCTACCGTCACACTCAGTCTCTGTAAAATATCTACCATCTAATACACCACCATTAGTAAGTTCAGTTTCTGTAAAATATCTGTTGTCTAACTGACCAGCATCTAGCTCAGTCTCTGTGTAGTATCTGCCGTCAGCAGCACCATTAGTTATTTCAGTTTCAGTAAAATATCTACTATCTAACTGACCACCGTTAAGCTCTGATTCGGTGTAATATCTGTTATCTAACTGACCACCATTAAGTTCAGCTTCTGTGTAATATCTATTGTCTAAAGTTCCTTCATGTATATCTTCATCAACAATGCTTCTATTAACGATGTTTGCACTTTCTATAGTTATATCAGTAGGTAGTGCACCACCGCCTAACTTAGTAAGAGCTACAGAATCATTTAGTAACTTAGAACCTTGTATATTTGCGGAAGAATTTATGTCTTGATCGACTATAGTTCCATTGGCAATGTTAATTGTAGTAACTTCTATGTCGGTTGGAAGTGTACCAGCACCTAACTTAGTGAGAGCTACAGAATCATCAAGTAATTTAGAACCATTTATATTTGCACTGTTACTAATGTCATCGTTAACAATAGAACCATTTACGATGTTTGCTGAGTTAACTGTTATACCAGACTTAAGTAAGCCATCAGCAATTTTACTATTATCAATAGCTGCACTTGCATTAATGTCAGCATTGACGATAGTTCCGTCTTTTATTTTTGCAGATGTTATAGAACTGTCTCTTATATCATCTTCAGTTATTTCTTGATTCTTTTCTTGTGCAGAAAATTTAATTAATCTATGGTTTGCATTTAAGTCAGCAGCTCTGATAGAGGAACCGGCTTGGAAAGTTACTGAGTCAGAATTTCCTAATTCAGTTTCTCTATATATACGGACTCCATTATTAGTAGAACCTGATACAGAAGCTTGCTTAAATATTACGTTAGAACCATTGACCGTGTATTCAGTTGTCTGTGCAGGAGGATTAGTCGCTGTGTAGTTTAATGGTGTACCATCTACTTTTACTTTAATATCCTCTGCCTTTATATATTCAATTGAAAATGAGTAGGACGCTTGCCCACCATTTTTATATTCTTCAGTTGTCGCCATTTGTTTTCTAACTGTTTAATTTGGCGGTGGATTTTATTTTCGCATGTTTATCATTTCATTGATAGTACCTTGCGAGGCATTATATTTTCTTTTTGTATATTCTTTTTCTTTAGCAATAAGTTCCATGACATCTTCGTCTTGGCTTATCTGTGCCCAAGCTATTTTTTTAGCTTGTTTAAATATTTGTTCTATTCTTTTAACATGAGGAAATAAACTAGGGTCTAGATCATACTCACCGTTTTTACGTGCCTCATTCATTTTTGCTAAAGATAATTGCATTCTTGGGTCGGCTGCTAACTTTTCAAATTTCTTAAGAAGGTTTTGATCTCCCATTGCTTTTTGAAATTTTGACCTGACTCCCGGTGAATCACTTAAATCTGTTCCATCAGGAGCACTATATCCTAAAGTTCTTAGATCATATCCACTATTAAAGATAAATTC